GGTGTAGTTACAGGTGCAACTTCAATCACATCAACAGCATTCGTAGGAAATATAACAGGTGACTTAACTGGAACACTTCAAACAGCAGCTCAAGGAAATGTAACAAGTTTAGGCACATTAACAACTTTAACAGTTGATGATATTAATCTAAACGGTAAAGTCGTTACAATGACTGGTTCTGCTAGTGATACAGCAGTATTTACAGCAGGAACTAATGGTACATTAAGTATAGTAACAACAGATGCAGCAGCGGCTGCAGCGAACATTCAAATCACAGCTGATGGTACAGTAGATATTGATTCAGCAGGAGCATTAACTTTAGACTCTGGAGCAGCGATCAATCTTGAACCTGCAGCCGGGTCAGCGATTTTATTAGATGGAACGATTAGTGTAGACGCGGGTGTAGTTACAGGAGCAACAAGTATTACTTCTACTGCATTTGTAGGTACATTAAGTACAGCAGCACAAGGAAATGTAACAAGTCTTGGAACTCTAACAGCATTAACAGTAGATAATCTTGGTATTAATGGTAATACTATAACAGCAAATTCAGGTGCAGTAAATATTACACCGGCCGGTGGTTCAGCTATAGTTTTAGATGGAACGATTAATGTAGATGCAGGAGTAGTAACTGGTGCGACTAGTATTACTTCAACAGCATTTGTTGGTGATTTAACAGGTACATTACAAACAGCAGCACAAGCCAATGTTACAAGTCTTGGTACACAAACTGTTCTAAATGTAGATAATCTTAGATTAGATGCTAACACATTCTCATCTACAAACTCTAATGGCGATATTACAATAGCACCAAATGGTACAGGTAATGTCGTTGCAAGTACAGACACTTTACAAATTTCAGCGGCTTCTGATGAAGCAGCCTTATTATTAATAACAGGTGGTGAAGCACAAACAGCCGGTATTCAATTACAAGCAGATGAATCCGATGATGCATCTGATGATTGGACACTTCTAGCTAATACAGGTGGAACATTAACAATCGGTAATGATATTGCGAATGCTGGAACATCAGTAGCTCATATCACAATTACACCACATGCAACAGTTGCAAGTTCAACAGTCGCATTAGCTGGAGCTTTAACAGTAGCAGGAACAACAACATTTGCTGGTACTGTAGACATGGGTTCAGGTGCAACTACTAATGTTAATATAGATTCAGGTGTAATTGATGCAGTTACATTAGGTCAGAATTCACCCGTTACAATAGCAACTATTGATGATTTAACTCTTAATGGACAAACAATTTCAACAACAGCCAGTAATAAAAACATAATTCTTGCTCCACATGGAACAGGAGATGTAGCAATAACATCAGACATGCTTTCGGTTACAGCAACTGAAGGAGAATCAGCATCATTAATGTTGATAGCAGATGAATCCGATGATGCTTCAGACGATTGGACAATAACAGCTAATACTGGTGGAACATTAACAATAGGTAATGACATAGCATCAGCTGGTACTTCAGTAGCACATTTGACTATAACACCACATGCAACAGTAGCTAGTTCAACAACAGCAGTTGCTGGTAATTTAACTATTGCAGGAGACTTTACTGTAGCAGGAACTACAACTACTGTTTCTTCTACTGTAACAACTATAGCTGACCCATTAATTGAGTTAGCCACAGGAACTTCTGGATCTCCAGGAAACGATGCAGGTCATGTAATTGAAAGGGGTTCTTCTGATAATGTATTTATTGGTTGGGACGAATCAGCTGATGTATTCACAGCAGCAACAGGTTCATTTACAGGTGCATCAACTGGAAATCTAACGATTACACCGGCAGCAGCTAAGTTCGGATCATTAACATTGACAACAGACTTAGCAGTAGCAGAAGGTGGAACAGGAGCCTCTACATTTGCATCAAATGGTATCTTATACGGAAACGGAACAGGAGCTGTACAAGCAACAGCTGCAGGAACAGATACTTATATACTATATTCTAATAGTGGCACACCCGCTTGGACTAATACTATTGACGGTGGAACATACTAACTGTTATAAATAGTTACTTTAAGAGTTATATAACTCTATTATTTTTGTAAAGACTCTATATAGAGTAGGTGATTGAACATAGTCTAAATAGGCGGTAAAATGGCAACTAATATCAAATTAAAGCGTTCAGCTTCGGCTAGCGCGGCACCCACAACAAGTGATCTAGCATTAGGAGAATTGGCTCTTAATACTTATGATGGTAAACTCTATATGAAGAAGTCCGTTAGTGGCTCTGAAAGTATAGTAAATTTATCAGGATCAACAGCAGCTTCTTCATCAGCATTTTCACATACTACATATAAATTTGTAGCTTCAGGTAGTACAACTACATTCACAGGTTCAGACGCTGATAGTCAAACATTAGCATACACAGCTGGACAAATTCAAGTATTCTTAAATGGTATCTTATTAGATGTATCAGATTATACTGCATCTAATGGAACTTCTGTAGTATTAGGATCAGCAACAGGTTCAGGTTCTATACTTCTTGTTACATCTTTTGAAGGAACAAATCCTTTTGATTACTTTAAATATACAGCAACTGCTAATCAAACATCATTCTCTGGAAATGACGCGAATTCAGAGAGTTTAATATACACAGTAGGAAATACACAAGTATATCTCAATGGTGTATTATTAGATGCAACAGACTACACAGCCACATCTGGAACAACAGTAGTTTTAGCTTCTGGAGCTACATCAGGAGATATTTTAACTATTTGGGAGTTCAATGAAACAGGACTTTCAGATGTGTCTAATGATACTTCTCCACAATTAGCTGGAAATTTAGATGTAGTTACTTACGATATAGTATCAACATCAAACAGAAACATTGATATTGTTCCACATGGTACAGGAGATGTTACATTACAAACAGATACAGTCACACTAGGTTCAAGTGGAGAAAATGTAACAGTATCAACAAGTGGTACAGGAGATTTAACTCTTAACACAAATAGTGGTTCAAATTCAGGTTCAATCGTCATAGCTGACGCAGCCAATTCAGATATTACATTAACACCAAATGGTTCAGGTAATATTATATTAGACGGACTTACATGGCCTAATGCTGATGGTTCAGCTAATCAAACTATAATTACAGACGGAAGTGGTGCATTATCATTTACAAGTTTTGGAGAAGTAATAGCCGATACAGTCGGTGCTATGGTTAGTTCTAATACTGAAACAAATATAACAGTTACTTACGAAGATGGAGATAATACTTTAGACTTTGTTGTTGGTACACTTAACCAAGACACGACAGGTACAGCAGATTTAATTACAGCTTCAGCTAATAATTCAACAGATGAAACAGTTTATCCAACTTTTGTAGATGGTGCAACAGGTAGTCAGGGTATAGAAACAGATACAGGATTAACATATAATCCAAGTACAGGAATGTTGACATCTACAGGACTTACAGGTACTCTTACAGGTAATGCAGCGACAGCGACAGCTTTAGCGACAGCAAGAACAATAGGTGGAACATCTTTTGATGGTACAGCGAATATAGCAGTAGGATTAGCGGCAACATCAACAGCTTTAGCGTCAGGAAGAACAATAGGTATGACGGGAGATGTCGTTTGGACATCACCATCATTTGATGGTTCGGGAAATGTAACGGCTGCAGCTACTATACAAACAGATGCAGTTGATATTGCAATGCTTTCTGCTTCAGGAACAGCTTCTTCTTCTACTTTTTTAAGAGGGGACAATTCTTGGACAGCGGTAAGTACTTCATTAACAGTTGGTGCAGATTCTGGTTCAGATGATGTAGTAACAGTTGGTACAGATACATTAGATTTTGTTGGAACTAGTAATGAAATAGAAACTACAGTTTCTAACAATCAAATTCAAATAGGATTACCCAATAACGTAACAATTTCGGGAAATCTTACTGTTAGTGGAGATACAGTAACAGTAAATACATCAACCTTAGCGGTAGAAGATCCTTTAGTATCTTTAGCTACAGGTAATAACGCTGCAGATGCAGTAGATATTGGAATATACGGACTGTATGACACTTCAGGTTCTCAAGATTTATATGGTGGTTTATTCAGAGATGCATCTGATTCTGGAAAATGGAAATTATTCAAAGACAATCAAGCGGCCCCTACAACTACAGTTAATACATCTGGAACTGGATATGCAACAGGAACATTAGTTTCTAATCTAGAAGGTAATGTTACAGGTAATGTTACAGGAAACACTTCTGGAACAGCTGCAACTGTTACGACAGCAGCACAAACAAATATTACTTCATTAGGTTCATTAACTGGATTAGATGTTAATGGTGCAGTAACTATAAACGATAATCTTTCACTAGATGGAAGTAATAAAGAATTAAGATTTTATGAAGGAGCTAACTATGTAGGATTTGAAGCACCAGCTTTAAGTGCTGATCAAATTTGGGTTCTTCCAACAGCTGATGGTTCAGCTAATCAAACATTAAAGACAGATGGTTCAGGAACTTTATCTTGGGCAACAGCGGCATCAGCTGTCTCAAACTTAACAGATGTAACATTAACTTCAATAACAAGTGGAGATATGTTAAGATATAATGGTTCTGCTTGGGTTAATCAAGCTACAGCAGCCTATCCAGTTCTTAATACAATGACTGGAGATAATTCAGACACAACTCTAACATTAACAAGAGCTCCATTACATGAGAACGCAGTTCAAGTATATTGGGACGGAGTATATCAACATAAAGATAATTGGGCAGTAAGTGGAACAACTCTTACATTTGCTACTGCACCACCAACAGGTGTTAAAGTAGAAGCAGTTTCAGGTGCACAAACAAATATTTTATATGGACATGATGTAACTGTTGATAAAATGACTGGAGATAATTCAGATACAACATTAACATTAAGTGTAACACCTTCAAATGAAAATCATACAAGTATATATTTTGATGGTGTATATCAGAGTAAAGACAATTATACTGTAAGTGGAACTACTGTTACTTTCTCTACAGCACCACCAACTGGTGTTTTAGTTGAAGCAATGTCTAATCAAAGTGTAGCAGTTGGAACAGCAACAGCAATAGCAGCATCAGCATTAACAGGTTTAACAGAAGTTACAGCAGCCGATGCAGACCATGTATTAATATATGATGCATCTGGTACAGCTTTAAAGAAATCTCTAGTATCAGACTTTGCTAAAAATACTAGTGAAGAAATACAAGATATAGCAGGTGCTATGTTTACAAGTAATACTGAAACAGGTATAACAGCTACTTATCAAGACGGTGATGGAACAATAGACTTAGTTGTTGGTACACTTAACCAAGACACAACAGGAACAGCAGATAATGTAACAGCAAGTGCAAACAACTCTACAGATGAAACCGTTTATCCAACTTTTGTAGATGGAGCAACTGGTACACAAGGAATAGAAACAGACACAGGATTAACTTATAATCCTTCTACAGGTTTATTAACCTCTACAGGATTTTCTGGAACTTTAACAGGAACACTTCAAACAGCAGCCCAAACAAATATTACAAGTGTTGGTACAATAGGAACAGGAGTGTGGCAAGGAACAGCGGTTGCTTCTGGATATATAGCTGATAATTCCATATCACTTGCTAAAATGGCAGGTGGAACAGATGGTAATATAATTAGTTATGATGCATCAGGTGACCCTGTAGCAATAGCAACAGGTTCAGATGGACAAGTATTAACAAGTACAGGGGCAGGAAGTCCACCTGCATTTGAAACATTATCAGCTGGCTCAACTACATTAGCTGCATTAACAGATACTACTGTTTCTTCTTCTAATCCTGTAATATCAACAAATCCTTCTTCTGGTGTAGGTCATTTATGGGTTAATTCTAGTTCTGGTGAGAGTTATGTCTTAACTGATGCGACAGGTGGAAGTAATGTTTGGACCAATATAGGTTCAGGTACAGGAGATATACCAAATGAATATGATGGAGATTACTTAGTTATCGCAGGTGGCGGTGGCGGAGGAGGAGTCTACGCAGGCGGAGGCGGCGGAGGTGGTTATCGTAATTCATATAACAGCGAAACATCTGGAGGTGGAGGTTCTTCCGAGACAGCTTTAGTACTTGTAGGTGGAGTAACTTATACAATAACAGTCGGAGCAGCTGGAGCAAGAGGAGCCGATGGAGCATATCAAGGTGGCCAAGGGGGAACTTCATCTATTGCTGGTGGAGCAATAACAACCGTTTCATCAGTTGGTGGCGGTGGCGGTGGAGGAAGAAGTCCTTCAACTCCTAATAACGGAAATGGTGGAAATGGTGGCTCTGGTGGCGGAGGAAGTGACGGAAATGGTACTTCAAATGGAACTGGTGGATCAGGAACAGCTAATCAAGGATATGATGGTGGAGTAGGTAATACCTCTTATGATGCCGGTGGTGGCGGAGGAGCAGGAGCAGTAGGTGCTGCAGCTCAATCTGCGGCAGGTGGATCAGGTCACGCGGGTGCTGGAGGTGCGGGTATGAATTCTTCAATAACTGGTTCAGCTGTTGGAAGAAGCGGAGGCGGTGGTGGAAGTGGGTCTTTGCAAGATAGCGGCAACTATACTAACTCAGCTACTCATGGTGGTGGAGTTGGTCAACGAGCAGCCTTATCTGCAGTAGCTGGAACTACTAATACAGGTGGTGGAGGCGGTGGTATGGGAGATCAAAACACAAGCAACGCTCATTCTGCGGCAGGAGGAAGTGGGGTTGTAATTTTACGAGTTCCAACTGCTGATTATTCCTCATCACATACAGGTAACCCAACAGTTACAACATCTGGAACGGATACTATTATTCAATACAATGGTACAGGAACCTATGTTGGATAGGAAAAATAGGAAAAAAATATGGCACATTTCGCAAAAATAGATTCACAAGATAAAGTTATAGATATTTATGTAGTTAATAATGATGTTATTACTGATGGAGATGGCAATGAACAAGAACAACTTGGTATTAATTTTTTAACAAACTTATTGGGTCCAGAATCCGGTTGGTTTAAACAAACCTCATATAACGCAACTTTTAGAAAAAATTATGCAACAATAGGCTCTAATTATGACAGAGAAAGGAATGCTTTTATATCAGATCAACCATACGCAAGTTGGACTTTAAACGAAAGTACTTGCAGGTGGGAAGCCCCAACAGCACGACCAACTGATGGTAAAGTATATACTTGGAATGAGGCAACTACAAGTTGGGTTGAACTATAATAAATAAACGATAACATAACTAGTACTATAGATAGGACAAAAAAATGACAACAAGAAATAGAGAATTAGCTAGTATAATAGATGCTGACGGTAATATTACAGCCGGTGGTACTCTTACAGTATCTGGAGCAACTACAACTGTTTCATCTACAGTAGAGACACATGCTGACCCTTTAATCGAACTTAACACAGGTGCGGGTTCAAATTCAAATGATTTAGGATTTGTATTTGAACGAGGAAGTACAGGAAACAATGCTTGTCTAATATGGGACGAATCAAACGATGCATTCGCTGTAGGAACAACAACAGCTACAGGTACATCAACTGGAAATATGTCATATACCGTTGGAGACTTCTTAGCAGGTAAAGTTACAGTAGACTCCGTACTTATTGACGGAACAACAATAGGACACACATCAGATACAGATTTATTAACATTTGCCGATGGATTATTAACAGTAGCAGGAGAGATATCAGTAACAACACTTGACATTGGTGGAACTAATGTTTCATCAACAGCTGCAGAACTTAATATTTTAGACGGAGTTAATTCAACAGCTGCAGAACTTAATATCTTAGACGGAGTTACAGCTACAGCCGCTGAAATTAATATAATAGACGGAGATACAAGTGCTACATCAACAACATTAGCAGCTGCGGACAGAGTAGTACTCAATGATGGTGGAACTATGAAACAAGTAGCTCTATCTGACTTTGAAACATTTTTTGAAAGTGCAATAGATACATTCAGTACGATTGATATCAATGGTGGAAGTATTGATGGAGCAACATTAGGAACAAATAGTGCTATTACACAAGCAGTTATTGATGATATTGATCTAAACGGAAAAGTAATTACCATGACTGGTTCTACTGATGACACGGCAGCACTAACAGTAGGAACTAATGGTACATTAAGTATAGTAACAGTAGATACTGCAGCCGCGGCTGCTAATATTCAGATAACTGCAGACGGTACAGTAGATATTGATTCAGCAGGAGTATTAACTTTAGATTCTGGAGCAGCCATTAATATTGAGCCTGCATCAGGATCAGCAATCTTATTGGACGGAACAATTAGTGTAGACGCGGGTGTAGTTACAGGTGCAACTTCAATTACATCAACAGCTTTTGTTGGAGATATAACTGGAGATGTCACAGGAAACACTTCAGGTACAGCAGCTACTGTTACGACAGCAGCACAAACAAATATTACAAGTTTAGGAACACTTACAGCTCTTACAGTAGATAATATAGCATTAGATGGTAATACAATGACAACAACATCATCTGATTTTATATTAGATGCTAGTCACGATATTGTTTTAGACGCTGATGGTGGGAATATCAAAGTTAAAGATGCTGGGACTACTTTCTTTGATATACAAAAAAGTTCAGACGATGCTCAAATTCTTAGTAGAATTTCAGATGGTGACCTTGTATTTAGGGGTAATGATGGTGGTTCAACAATAACTGCTCTTACTCTTGATATGTCAGAAGCAGGAGCTGCTACTTTTAATGATAAAATTGTTGCTACTGAATTAGATATTAGTGGAAATGCTGATATTGACGGAACTTTAGAAGCTGATGTAATTACAGTAGATGGTACAGCACTTAACGAATATATTGCTGATACAGTTGGAGCCATGGTTGGTTCTAATACAGAATCAGGAATAGCAGTAGCTTATCAAGATGGAGACAATACATTAGATTTCACAGTAGCTACACTTAACCAAGATACAACAGGATTAGCTGGAACAGCAACAGCATTAGCTACAGCAAGAACAATAGGTGGAACAAGCTTTGATGGTACTGCAAATATAGCAGTAGCCACAGCTACAGAAGGAACAAATGTTACAGTTAGTGCCAATAATTCAACAGATGAAACAGTTTATCCAACATTCGTTGATGGTGCTACAGGTACACAAGGAATTGAAACAGATACAGGATTAACTTATAATCCTAGTACTGGAATGTTGACATCAACAGGATTAACGGGTACTCTTACAGGTAACGTAACAGGAAATGTTACAGGTAATACAAGTGGTACAGCATTAACTGTAACTCAAGCAGCTCAGACAGCTATTACAAGTGTAGGAACATTAACAGGATTAACAGTTACAAGTAATGCAACAATTAATGGATTAACAAAATTAGATAATTGGGGTAGTGCTTCAGGTCATGGAAGAATTGAGTTTGGAAATAGTGGAGAACCTTATATTCAGGGTATTGACACAGGCAATGGTGGTTCTGGAGCTTATTTAAAATTTGGTATTAACACTACAGATGTAATTTATATTAAGAGTGATTACAAAGTTGGTATAGGAACTACGAGTCCATCTGCTAGATTAGACATAGCAGGAATGGTAGCTGGAGAGCAAGCATTATTAATCACATCTGCTAGAAATGACGCTCTTTCAAATGGTCTTGCACGGGTTAATATAACTGATCCCAATTGCCCATTTCACGCTTTACAGATTGATCATGCTGGAACTTCAGCTGGTTCAGGTGCGGCACTAGCTGTTAGTGGTTATGTAACAGTATCTAAATCAGCAAGAATAACTCAAGCTGCATTAACATCAAGTTCAGCCGCAGTCGCATGGGACGCTAGAACTAAATCAAATGCATATCATGTTACTACTGAAAATACAACCTTCTCAGCGCCAAGTAATGCGGTAGAAGGAGCAATCATTAGTGTAGAATTAGCACAAGGTGGAACAGCAAGAACAATATCGTGGAATACAGTATTCGAGTTCGCAGCAAGTACAGCACCAACTGTAACTGCGACAGCAAGTAAAACTGATATATTCTCATTTAGATACAACGGATCCGTCTGGCAAGAAATCGGACGCGTCCAAAATATGGCACAAACCTAAAATGGCTTTTACGGATAGACTAGGTAATAGAGGTAGTATATCTACTGGAGATTATGAGATTAATAACTCTTGTAAGTTAGAAGCGGATAATTCTGAGTATTTAAAAAGTGCTTCAATTTCCACTACTCCAACTAATACAAAAATAGGAACATATTCTTGTTGGATAAAAAGAAGTGAGTTAGGAACAAACTATCTTTTTGTAGCTGGTAATTCAGCGAGGTACTCAAGATTATTTTTTAATTCAAGCGATCAAATACAGTTATACGCAGGAGATAGTAGTTGGAATAGTGTACAACCTATAACTAATGCTGTTTATAGAGATGTAGCAGCTTGGTATCATATCGTATTAAGAATTGACACAACAGATGGAACAGCTGCGAATAGATTAAGATTATATGTAAATGGAGTTGAGCAAACTTGGGGAACTGCTCCTAATATTAATCAAAATGCTACTCCAACATTACTAGAGGCTTTTGGTAGTCCTGGTTATCATGCATGGGGAGCTAACTTAGCTTATTATTCTGCATCAGCTTACTTTAGTGGTTACTTAGCAGAAGTACATTATGTAGATGGACAGTCTTTAGCACCTACAGAGTTTGGTGAGTTTGATGAAGATAGTGGAATATGGAAACCTATAAAATATAGTGGTAGTCATGGAAACTGTGGATATTATATGGATTTTGCAGACGCAGATAATCTTGGAGATAATGAGGCAAGCACAGGTAGTGGTTTTGACTTTGCTGAAAACAACATAGCAGCAGCCGACCAAGCAACTGATACGCCTACTAATAGTTTTTGTACGCTTAACCCACTAGCCTACAATATTGACCATACTCATACTCTTTCAGAAGGAAATACCAAATACTTTAAAAATTCTGATGGTTATGGAATGATGTATGGAACACATTTTGTTGGAGCAGGTAAATGGTATTGGGAAGTTAAGGCAACAGATTTTGTAGCATATTATAGTACTCGTTTTGGAATTGTAGATGCACATAAACCAAAAATTACTGAGGATACATACGGATATAAAGGAGGGACTGCATGGGATGCTGATGACCCTGAAGTGTTAATGATGAGTGGTGCACCTAATACTTGGTACATGAATGGTACTGCAACAGTAGCCAACCTTGGGTCTACAAATCCTGTTGACTATACTTTTGTTGATGGAGATATTTTATCTTTTGCTTTAGATATGGATAATGGAGCCTATTGGATGGGTAATTCAAGATACGAAGATGGTCAAAGCCATTTTTGGATAGCCCCCGGAGGAACAGCTACAAGTGGAAGTGTAGCAAATACAGACCCGACAAACGGAAATTATGCTTTAGTTGGTGATGGTGGTGGAACTAATAGTGGAACAATGAATTTTAATGGTGGTAATGTAACAGGTGGTGATTTATTAACAGCAGGTTTTACATTAGTCACTCCAGTTTTAGGTGGATATGGTCACCTTACTGATTTTACTTTCGAGGTCAACTTTGGTGGCTATAATTCTTACACAGAAGATGGTGGCGAAACAGATGCTAATGGATATGGTAATTTTGCTAATGCAGTTCCAACTAATTTCTACGCTATTTGCACAAAAAATATAGCAGAATTTGGAGGTTCAGGATAATGGGAGCTTTTACAACAATAGACGATTCATCAGCACATTTTCAGATTGCTACTTATACTGGTAATACAACAGCCCCAAGAAACATTACAAATGATGGTAATAGTGATTTAAAACCTGATTTCATATGGGGTAAAAATAGAACTAGCGGTGGCACAAACAACATAACAGCTAATTCAACAATGGGTTTTGATGCTCCTAACGCTCCAGGCTCGGGTGGACAACTTTCTATTGATTCAACTGGTGGTGTAAATACTCCATCAGCAACTTATGGTTATATTTCAGCAGCTTTGACAGATGGCTTTACTATAGCATCAGGTGGAACTAATGATGATTCTTTTAATGAAAATAGTTCGGAATTTGTAGCTTGGCAATGGAAAGCCAATGGTGGTACGACAGCAAATAATACGGCAGGCGCGGGGATAGATTCAGTTGTACAAGCTAATACAACAGCAGGATTTTCTATAGTTACTTATGACGGAGATGGGACTCAAACTGGAAGAACAGTAGGACATGGACTAGGTGCTGTACCTAAATTTATTATTTCCAAAGACAGAGACGCTACATCTAATGTACCGGGATGGCGTGTTTATCATCACGCTATGGGAAATACAAAATATATTAATATGGAGTCCAATGCAGCTTTGGGTACTTACAATGATTGGGATAACACATCTCCAACTTCTACAGTTTATTCAGTAGGTGGTGCAGGTGGTTATACTCCTACAAATACAAATAACACAGAATACTTTGCTTATGTATTTGCAGAAGTACAAGGGTTTTCACAGTTTGGTTCTTATAAGGGTAATGGAAATGGAAATGGTCCTTTTATAGCTTGTAGTTTTAAACCAGCTTGGATTCTAGTTAAAAGAACTGACTCAACTGGCCATTGGTTTATACATGATGTAAAAAGAGATCCATATAACTTAGCTAATAAGTATTTAATAGCAAGTAATAATTCAGCAGAGAGCACTAGTATATCAGCATTTCAAACAGACATATTAAGTAATGGTTTTAAATTAAGAACAAGTTATGCAGAAACAAATGCATCAGGGGGGGATTATATTTATGCTGCATTTGCAGATAACCCTTTCGTAACATCAACAGGACTGCCGACAACGGCAAGATAACAGGAAAAAATTATGTGGGCAAAAGTAGAATCAAATAGTGTAACGGAAATTTATACAAGACCTAAGGCAATAACAATTGGAGATGTAGCTGCTACTTATTATACAGCAGAAGATGAAATAGCAAATCCAGAACATATAGAAGGCACTTTAAAAACACCTAGACAAGGAACAAATCATCCAGCAAATATTTTTACTTTATGGACTAGCTCTGAGCTAGAAGCCATAGGCATTTATGAAGTTGTAATAGACAATACAAATATTAAAGATAGGAAGTATTATATAAACACAGATCAAACTTATGCTTTTGCAAGTGATACAGTTACCGCTAGTTATGGAACTGCAACAGCAAGAGCAATAGCAGATGTAACAGACGAAGATGACGTAGTAACAGAAGGTTTAAAATCAACACATAAAGAACAAATTAATAATGTTGCAACAGGATTATTACAAAAATATGATTGGTATACTTTAAGAGCAGCAAGTGGAGGAACAGCAATTCCTTCAACAGTCTCAACTTATCAAGCAGCAGTAAGAACTAAATCTGGTGATATGGAAACTTTAATAGATGGAGCCGCTAATGTAGATGCTTTAGCAGCTTTATATGTTTATAATTCAGATGATCCACCTACAAGACCTTTAGGTGAATGGCCAAATGAACCAAGTTAAAAAACATAAATAGTTATATGGAATTCGATAGTCACATTATATGGAATATAATACTAACATTAATTGTTATGCCACTTGCATGGTGGATTAGAACTTCACATGACGAAATACGCAGACAAGATATATTATTAAACAAGACAAGAGAAGAAATAGCCAGAGATTATGTTTCTAAAAGAGAATTAGAACAAGATTTAGACCGTATTTTAAATGCTATTCAAAAATTATCAGATAAATTAGACCGTATGCAAGAGGCCGCCACTAAAGAATTCAGACTCTAAACTTCTTTTTAATATAAATAGTAGTAACGAGGAATTTTTATATGGCCATACCTAACACAAAAGCAACACTTTTATCCTACTGTAAACGTCAATTAGGTTATCCAGTTGTGGAAATCAATGTAGATGATGATCAAGCTGATGATATATTAGACGATGCATTACAGTATTTTGCAGAATATCATTATGATGGTACTATTCGTACTTATCTAAAACATCAAATCACTACAGCTGAAATAGCCATTCAGAAAACTAATGCAAATGTAGTTAGTTCATCTAGTGGAGGCTCTGATAGTGGAGCTACAACTTGGTTAGAAGGAAACAATTACATTGAGTTACCTGAAGCTGTTATGTCAGTTATTAAAGTATTTCCTTTTAATGATAAATCAACAAATAATATGTTTGATTTAAGATATCAATTAAGATTAAATGACTTATATGATCTAACATCTACCTCTATATTGTATTATGAAATGGTACAACAACATTTAGGTATGTTAGATGATATACTTGTTGGAGCTCCAATGTTAAGACACAGTAAGCATGGCAACAGATTATTTATTGATATGGATTGGGAAAATAATATACAAAATGGAGAGCATATTCTTATAGAATGTATTCGTAAAATGGATCCAACAACATATACAGATATTTACAATGATGTTTGGTTAAAGAAATACTGTACAGCAAAAATGAAATTACAATGGGGACAGAATTTAATTAAATTTGATGGAATTACAATGCCAGGCGGTGTTACTCTTAATGGAAGGCAACTAGTTGATGACGCGAAAGAAGAAATCACAGCTTTAGAAGAAGAAGTAAGATTAGGTTTTGAATTACCAGCATTAGATATAATAGGATAAAAATATGCCCATAACAAAAGTAAGAGGTAGTCTAATAAATATGGCTGATTTGGATTTATCCGATGTAGGAGCCTTATCAGTAGATTCAATAGCAGGAGACAACGACGCAAATACTTCAATAACCTTTAGTGGTTCAGATGTAATTACTATTGCTACAGGTGGTTCAGGTAGATTGACAATAGGTGACGGAGCATTATCTCCTATCACAGACAATCAAATAGATTTAGGTACAGGTTCTTTAGAGTTTAAAGATGCTTACTTTGATGGTACTGTTGAAACAGATAATTTAACAATCGGTGGAGCACAAGGTAGTGATGGACAAGTTTTAACCTCAACAGGAAGTGGAGTAGGTTGGGAAGGTGTAGGAACTTCATGGCAGGCAGTTGTAACTTCTGCCACAACAATGGTTTCAGGTAGGGGATATTTTGTTAATACAACATCAGCAGCTATAACAATGACATTACCTGCTTCTCCGTCTATTGGAGACTTTATTCAAATAATAGATTATGCAGGAACTGCTGATACATATAATATTACTGTAGCTAGAAATTCTGAAAAAATACAAGGGGATTCTGCTAATCTAACTGTATCAACCGAAAGGGCTGCATTTACTTTAGTTTATGTAGATTCAACTCAAGGTTGGTTATTAACGGAGAAATAATATGGCAAATTATAAAGATATAAAATATGATCAAGCGATATCAGATTATGATAAGACGCTAATGACAAATGTTGCGATGCTCGGGTTCTATAGAGCTTCTGATAATGCAGAAGCAAAATACAATTTAGTAGATCAAATTGTAGATGAATATCAAGATAATTCTGGAGTTGATACTGGAGCCTCATCTGGCTTAGTGTTAGGGGGAAGTGGAGACGCTAAATATTATGGTGGTGCTGCTTCCGCTACTGCAGATACTGTTACTACTACTTATACTTATGATGGATCAGATGATTCAATAGCTTTGAACAATCTTCAAAGTATTGCTGGTACTATTAGAGCTTGGGGTGGCGGTGGTGGTGCTGATTCCTCAGGTAGTGGAAAACACGGAGGTGGTGGAGGATACATTACAGGTACTCTTGCCTACACATCTGACGGAACAGATTTAGTTGTTTCAGTTGGTCAAGGTGGTGCTGTAGGTACTAAAGGAGGATCAGGAGGAACTGGAGGAGGATATTCAGGAGTATTTTTAGGAAGTAAAACTTTCGCAAATACAATCATAATCGCCGCAGGAGCTGGCGGTGCTGGTGATGGTCAAGACGGACCAGGTGGTGGTGGAACTACTGGTGGAAGAACATCCAGCACAGGTGGTTACGGCGGAACACCATCAGCAGGAGGAGCACTGGGTAGTGGATCATCAACACATACACAACCAACTACAGGAAGTGCTTTACAGGGTGGTATTGGAGGAGCAGAAGAAACTTCTACAGGAAGTACAGCTTATAATGGTGGTGGTAAAGGTGGATCAGAACCAGGTGGTTATATGGCCGGTGGTGGTGGCGGCGGAGGCTACTATGGTGGTGCAGGTGGACATGCAGGAGGCACTGGATATGCTGGAGGAGGAGGTTCTTCTTACCATAGTACAACTTATATTTCTTCTGCAACTAATACTGCGGGTGGAGCGAATGCCCCAGGATATACAAGTACAAACTATCCAGCTGGAGTAGGTACTTCAGCCCTTAGTTCTAATGGAGGACCTGGAGCTGTATATATTACATATGCTATTAGTACTCCTCAATCAGCTAATATTACTTTACAGTCACTTGATACAACTGCATCTGCTGTACCAAGTAGTGGAGACATGGTTATAATGATAGAAAATTCAACTGGTACAGCAACAATAAATACTGATATTAAAGGTTATATTTCAAGAGACTCAGGAGCTAATTGGACTCAAGGAACTCTAGTAGAAGAAGGAACTTGGGGAACAGATAAAAAAGTCCTAGCTTTTCATCAATTAGATATTAGTGGACAACCAAGCGGGACTTCAATGTGTTATAAACTTACTACTCACAATCAGAGTGGAAGTAAACTTACAAGAGTACACGCAACTTCAATAGCATGGTCATAATATATAATATAAAATAAGATAACAGTAACATGACAACAAGAAACAGAGATTAGTTTAATGGCATATACAAAAGTAACAGGAGCATTAGTAGGATCATTAAGTGATTTGGACTTAACTAATGTAGGGGATATTGAATTAGACTCTATTACAGGTGATGGTGATACAAACACATCAATCACATTTAGTGGTTCAGATGTAATCACTATAGCAACAGGTGGATCTGGTAGATTAACAATAGGTGACGGAGCAATATCTCCTGTCACAGACAATCAAATAGATTTAGGTACAAGTTCATTAAAGTACAAAGATGGATATATTGATGGAACTTTACATACTGATGCTATTAATTTAAATGGTACTGCAATAACAGCAGATGGAACAGAATTAAATTATGTTGATGGAGTAACATCAGCAATACAAACTCAAATGGACACAAAGGCGTCCACAGGAAAGGCGATAGCTATGGCTATAGTTTTTGGTTAAAATTAGGAGAAATAGGAAATGGCAACACCAAATATAGTAAGCGTAGCGACAATTAATGCATTTTGTGTTAATGGAGCAGTTACAACATCTAATCAAGATATTGTAGATGTAGCTGCAGAATATGTTTACAAAATTAATACTATTATCATAGCAAATATAGATGGAACAAATGCAGCCACAGTAACGGTAAGTATAAGCACAGATAATGGTTCAACTTATCATGCTATAGCAAGTACTGTTTCTGTACCAGCAGATGCAACATTAGTAGTAATAGATAAGAATAGTGCATTTTATTTAGACGAAACTGACTTATTAAGAGTAGTGGGATCAGCAAATAGTGATCTTACATATACAGTTTCAGGCGAAAAAATAACTGATTAATAAAGGAACATAACATGGCACACTTTGCAGAACTTAATTCAAGCAATGAAGTATTACGAGTAATCGTAGTATCTAATGATGATGTCGATGCCAATGGTGGCGATCAACATGCTGATGCAGAGACTTTTGTTACAACTATTGTTCCTTATGGAACAGGTGGAGTAGCTTGGAAACAATGTTCTTATAATAATAATTTTAGAAAACAATATGCAGGCATAGGATATACTTACAATTCATCAAAAAATAAATTTATATCTGATAAACCATATCCATCTTGGGCATTAGATTCTAATGATGATTGGCAAGCGCCAGTCAACAAGCCTGATGATGTAAGTAAAAATTATATTTGGAACGAAACAGACAGACAATGGGAGGAGGTAGCTAATGGCTAGTGCTAATGGCGGAATAATAGGCAAAAATAATGTGCCAGTAGATAATGGCCAAGATGAGATTATAAGTACATTTAATGCAAGTGGTACTCTTACAACAGCCGCACAAACAACTGCAGTTGAATATTTAGTTATTGCTGGTGGTGCAGGTGGTGGTGGTTCAGTTGGTGGTGGTGGAGGAGCAGGTGGTTATAGAACAGCTAGTAGTTTTTCTGTTTCGGCATCAACAACTTATCCAATTACTGTAGGTGCAGGTGGTGCAGGTGAACTCGGTGCACATGGAGCAGGTGTTGATGGTACAAATTCAGTTTTTTCTTCTATAACTTCTACAGGTGGTGGATTTGGTGCCGGTTTCCAAGCTGCAGGCAATCCTGGTGGTTCAGCTGGTGGTCTTGGTGGTAGGAGTTCTCATGCAAACGGTGCCGGAGGTGGCAACGGTAATACTCCACCAACTTCACCACCTCAAGGCAATGATGGTGGTCACCGCGGTGGTGGCGGAGCTAACGCACTTGGCGGTGGCGGCGGTGGCGGTGGTGCTGGCGCCGCTGGTGGTGCTGGCAGAGCAGTAGATGGTTCTAACTACAAAGATGGTGGTCATGGAGGTGCTGGTACGGCTTCTTCAATCACAGGTTCATCTGTAACAAGAGCAGGTGGAGGCGCTGGTGGCGGCGATGCTGCTGCTACAGGTGGCACTGGTGGTTCTGGCGGTGGTGGCCAAGGTACTGGTACCAACGGTTGGCCGAGCTCGCAGTCATCAGTAGCAGGAACTGCAAACACAGGTGGCGGTGGTGGCGGTGCTGGCCAAACTAACCCCGATTACAGCGCACCGGTTGGAGGCAAAGCTGGTGGTTCTGGAGTAGTTATTATTAAACAACCCACAATTACTGATATACAGAACACTTCAGGTATATGGGATATGAAAGCTGTTTATACTGCTGTCTTAGGAGAAAACTGGACTTAATATTGAATTTAAAATGGTATTATTGGTATTTCCAATCGGCAATACCTTCTAAAATTTGTGATGACATAATTGAATATGGGTTAAGTCACAAAAGTCAAATTGCTCTTACTGGTACAGGAATAGCAAAAGAACCCCCAACTAAAGAAGAATTAAAAAATATACAGAAGAAAAGAAAATCAGACATTGTTTGGATGTCAGATACATGGATTTATAAAGAAATACAACCTTATATACATGACGCAAATGAAAAAGCAGAATGGAATCATGAATGGGATTTTTCACAAGCTTGTCAGTTTACTGAATATAAGAAAGGACAATATTATGATTGGCATTGTGATGCAGATACCTCGCCTTATGATGAACCAGACGATAGTGACCAACATGGGAAAATAAGAAAACTATCCATGACTTTAATTTTATCAGACCCAAAAGATTATAATGGTGGAGATTTAGAATTTGATTTTAGATGTACCGATGAAGGAAGTCAACCAGAAATTTGTAAAGAAATACGACCTAAAGGTAGTATTATTGTATTCCCTTCTTTTGTTTGGCATAGAGTTAAACCTGTAACCAAAGGAATTAGACATTCACTAGTTTGTTGGAGTTTAGGACAACCTTATGTATAAAGTTATTAAAAGAGCAATATCAAGAGAATTAGCAGAATTTTGTTATGAATATTTTTGTAATAAAAGAAAAGTAGCACGTTTATTTTTTGATAGTCGTTATATTTCCCAATTTAATCTAGATTGGGGTCAATGGAATGATGAACAAATACCAGAAACATATAGTCATTATGGCGATATAGTCATGGAAACTTTATTACAGAAACTTAAATATCGAGTAGAACTAGAAACAGAATTAAAATTAAATGAAACATATTCATACGCAAGAATTTATAAGAAAGGAGATGAATTAAAAAGACACAAAGACCGATACAGCTGTGAAGTATCTACAACATTACATTTAGGTGGAGATAAATGGCCTATTTTTTTAGAGCCTTCAGGAAAAGAAGGAGAAAAAGGAACAAGTATATTATTGGGTCAGGGAGATATGTTAATATATCAAGGTTGTGAATTAGAACATTGGCGAGAAGCATTTGAAGGTGAGAATTGTGGACAGGTATTTTTACATTATAACGATGCAACTAAAGACGAAGCAGAAGAAAATAAATACGATAGAAGGCCTTTTTTAGGACTACCTCCTTGGTTTAAAGATTATAAAGTTCATAAATAGTAGTATAACTATAATCAAGAGAAACATCAAATGACTACACAAGCGAGAGAATTAGCAGGAATTATCAATAATGCAGGAGATTTACTCTTTGATGATGATGTAACACTACAATCTGATGGAGCTGTATTAAATTTTGGTGCTGATTCAGATGTAACACTTACTCATGTAGCTGACACAGCTTTACTATTAAACTCAACAAGACGATTACAATTCGGAGACTCTGGTACTTATATTAATCAAAGTGCTGACGGAGTTCTCAACTTAACTTCTGATACAGAAGTAGAAATCAATGCAACAACACTAGACATCAATGCTAATGTAGATGTTTCAGGTAATATTGTACTAGCTGGTACAATAACAGTTGGTGATGCAGATGATGATAATATGATAATTAATGCTAATGTTAATTCTCATATTATTCCAAATACAGATGACACTTTTGACTTAGGTAGTTCAGGTCAACAATGGAGAAACTTATGGGTTAATGGTACAGCTGAAGTTGATGCTATCACAATAGGTGGTGTAACACTAGCTGAAACTATAGCAGATACAGTTGGAGCTATGGTAGGTTCTAATACAGAATCAGGAATTGCAGTTGCATACCAAGATGGAGATAATACACTTGATTTCACAGTAGCTACACTTAACCAAGACACAACAGGAACAGCAGATTTAATTACAGCATCAGCAAACAATAGTACAGATGAAACAGTTTATCCAACTTTTGTAGATGGTGCTACAGGTAGTCAAGGAATAGAAACAGACACAGGTTTAACATATAATCCAAGTTCTGGAATATTAACTGGAACACAATTTACAGGAGCAGTTGTAGGAAATGTAACTGGTGACGCTTCAGGTTCAGCAGCCACAGTAACAACGGCAGCACAACCAAATATTACAAGTACAGGAACATTAACAGCATTGACCCTTAGTGGAGATTTAGATTTACAAGATAGTGATAAAATTCTTTTAGGAACAAGTGATGATTTAACCATACAGCATGATGGCTCTGACTCAACAATAATTGATTCAGGTGCAGGAAATTTACTTATTGGAAGTAATAGTTTTTATCTAAGAAATGCAGCTAATAACGAAACAATGTTACGAGCAGATGAAAATTCTTTTGTAAAACTTTATTACGATAACGCAGAGAAACTAGCCACAGTAACAGGTGGCGTAGAAGTTACTGGCTACATGGACGCAGATAATTTTAAAATTAATGGTGGTCAAGGTTCTGACGGACAAGTTCTAACTTCAACAGGAAGTGGGGTCGCTTGGGAAGCTGCAGCAGGTGGAGCTGTGTCTGGTCTAACAAATAATTCAAATGCAACGTGGATGACTGTAGATAGTACAGAACAGGTAGGTATAGGAACTGCAAGTCCTGCTGCTAGATTACATATAGATGGAATGGTCGCTGGAGAAATGGCTTTTTATATAGAAGAGCATCGTAATGATGTAATATCAGGTGATGCAGCTCTTTGTTTTGTTGATGTAACTGATAGTGTTGCTCCGTTTGCTGCATTTAAAATAGCGAATGCTGGAACAGGTCCAGCTCTTGCAATTGAAGGCGATATTAAAACCATAACCGCAGGAACTTCTAACTTTGTAGCAGGTGTCAACGCAGGTGAGAGCATCGTAAGTGGTGGTAACTACAACACAATTATCGGTGATGATGCTGGAAAGGTTATTTCTGATGGTGATAATAATACGGGAGTTGGTTATCAATCTTTATTAGTGAATACAACTGCATCTTACAACACAGCAGTAGGTGCTCGTACTTTATCATCTAATATAACTGGAGCTCGTAATGTTGCTGTTGGTTATGCTG